TCAATTTCTTTTTGCTGAAGAGCCATTTGAATGTTTTGTTCTAGATATGCTTTGTCTTTGTCTTCCATGTCTTTGGAGATTACTACCCCAAAGTTGTACATAGGAAGATCGTTAAATGATGATAGAGCATCCATGTTTTCATTACCAAGTGCTCTTGTATAAGCTTGATGCAAAACAGATTCACTAGGAATGATTTGAACGCATTTAACAATGTCTTCGCAAACCTTTTTATACAGGTTTAACGCAGCATTTGTGATGTCGTATGTTGCGTTATTGCTTGCAGCAATAGCTTGCTGTTGAACACCAACCAAAGCATCACCTTTTGGTGTAGAAGCATCTACTGCCTCATTGATTCCTGTAGTATCCCGAATCATTCTAAGATAATGGTTGTACAAACCAATTAGCTCATTAATGTTTCTGATGCTGTTCCCGATCTCTCTTACTGGTGGGTTTTGGAAACCACCTTCTGGGTTTTTACTTCTGTAATAGAAAACACCAGTTTGCTCGTAAATATCATGCAGATCAAGTGGCTGCAATTCTCCACCCTTACCAAGCTGAACATTCTCTAGCCCTTCAATATCAATGATCAAACCATCAGGCTTTGCTTTAGCAATAGCTTGTTGAATTTTCAAGTGAGTAAGCTGAAGCATGTCCGCAAACCCAGTGCAACTATCAACCATAGACTTCGGGATCATATCCTGAATGTTGGTTGCAGTAACAGAGAAAGAAAGACGAGCCCTAGTTAGATCATGGATATTCTTAGGAATATTCTTTTTCTTTCCATACCCAAACATGTACGGGCATTCAAGAACATAGCTACCCTCATAGATAACTTCAATATCCATGCAGCTAGACTCCCTTTTAAATACACTGCCCTTAGGCTTCTTATAATCAAATCCCTTGTAAAAGAAGTTAGAGTTGCCGTGACGATTCTCTTTCTCTTCAAAGTGCATAGTTTCTACAGTCAAAAACTCAAAGTCAAGAACAGATACGACGTATGCGTCATACCCATAGTTCATAGAGTTTGTGTTTGTATTGTAGTCTTTTTTATTATACTTTGAAGAATCGTTTCCTCCTTTGCCTTTTACTTTTTCAGCAATCTTTTTAATGTCTTCTTCGGTGAGCTCATCACCAGCAAGCCGACGAAGTTCTGAAATAGTAATTTTTTTGATATGACCAGCATAGGTCAGATCATTAAATCCAGGATCTTCCGTATGGCTATGAATAAACATTACAGGGTCTACATAGTCTGTAGTAATCCCGTAGTTGGGGTCATTTGTTCTCTTAATAACACTAATACCAAGACTAACCAAATCACTTACACAACGCCTGAATGTTTTTTCAGAAAAGTCATTCCAGGTTAGAGTAAGCTGAGTTGCCATCTGTGCAGAAATCTCTGCACCAGTCTTTACATTATCGCCAAATAAAATGTCGATTTCCTCTTTGCTATCTGGAAGTGTATTGGGATCTTGACCAAGATCTAGTCCAGTGCGGTTTTTGAACTCTGTCAACATCTCTTTGTTCTCGACTTGAGCCTGAACAAATTTTTTCTGTCTATTCTTTTCGGAAGAAGACAGTGGATCAACAGCCTCTAGGTTAGGGTAGAGATTGGTCCCAAGAATTTTGTTTACTACAACACGAACAAACTTTGGCAGAACAGGGACAGGGGTGTAGTCAATGTTCATTAGGCTACCATCGCCACCGTTCGGGTCAAGACTGCTTAGAAGCTGCTTGTAGATGTTTGTGTCTTGAGTTCCAGTAGAATACTTTCTACTTCTTTCAAAGAGCTTGTTTCGTTTGCCTAGAATAGATCCTGTATCCGTCATTCTCCCCCACTGAGAATCAATAGCTTTGGCATACTGAATGCCATAATTCTTGCTTGACTTCTCTTCTGGCGAAGCAAGCGGATCTGGAAACCCCTTAATTGTTCCTTGGTTGTCTTGCATTTCGCAGAAATTACTTGCCTATACTATTGCAAATATAGGGAATCAACCCATTACGTCATATCGCCTAAAAAACTTGCTTTCAGCAAAATCATTTTTTGGTTTCTTCTTTTCTTTTTGAGCAGCAAGCAAGCATAACCCAGAGCTAATCGTAAGGTCAAACTTGGTTCGATTGTCAATCCGAAAACCAATCCAGTCTTCTAGAGTTTTATTAAAGTACATAGATCCAAACTCCCCAGTATCTGCATTAAAGCCTACGTGTTCATGAACAAAAGCCTCGATAGCTTGAGCATGAGCATGAATAACATCCTGTGAGTTTGATGGTATTCCCTTGGTTTTTACTTTAGAGGTACTGCCAGCAGATTTTAGATGAGAAGGTCTACCCAACAAGTATCCATCATATCCTCTTTGCTCAAAGTATCGAGCTATCCCATACTTGTTGTTCTCTATTAGTATTGGATATCCATAGAATACAGCAGCCATCAATACATCTTCGTAAAAGATACTAGCCAAAGGTGGCCTAGAAGCATATTCAACAACAAACATATTGCACGGGTGGTGCATGTTAAATTTATTGTAAAGGTGCATGGCCCCCTTAGACCCCCTTCCATCAACAGTAGCATCAAGATCGTACGAGTCAACTCCACCAACGCCAAGCCATGGATGGGGTGGAATCTTTTTTCCTCGCTCTATCTTCTCTTTGCTTCTTAGTTCATCAGGAGGCATCCACGCAACTCTAAATCTTCCGTTTGGATCTGGCTTGAAAACAACCTTTGTATCCTTTTGACCATTCTGCCAAACAAAATTTCCTACAACAACAGGGTTTGGGTACAATTCATCATTGGTCTGAATCTGCTCGTAGATCTTTGCGATATTAAAAGTGCTACCCTGTATACTGTCTCTAAACGCTTCATCCTCTGTGAAGGGGAACTGTCTAATAACTTCGTTTAGTTCTGTAGCATTGTCGGTTAGAGCTTGCCTTTCATTCTTTAAATATGTTCTAGCCCCTGTATAAATGTCTTCTCCGTCAAGTCCCTCTACAGTTTTAGGTGGGTCATTGACAATTGCATTTCCATGTCTGTCAAAGAAGCCTTCAAGAGATTCAAATGCTGGAATAAACAACCTATACAATCCCGTCTTTGTCCTCCCATTCGCGTTCCTCTCTGTAGCATTCGATCCCCTCCACAGTTCTTTGTATTCTTTTCCGCCTTTGTCCATCGGATTTACTGTGCTTCCGACTAGAGCTTTTCCGATTATTTTTCGCCCTACGATCAAACACGTCCGTTGAATCCTCCAGGCGTCCCTTATGTCTGTTGGTCTTTCCCATTTTCCTGCCTCATCTAAATACAGTATGTGAAGCTTCTCCCCATCATATGCATTGTTTGTAGTGTTTTTCCAATTTACTATTGTATTAAGAGCCTCTCCTGTCTGAGCAGTTTTGTTATTCTTAGTAATTCTTTTACTAGGCTCTCTAAAAGCCAGCTCCATACGAGGGTTAGTAGTACCGTCTTGAATAGGCTTAAAGAAGAATGGGTAGTGCCTGAACATGTACACCACCTTCTTCATAAAAATGTTCTCTTGCGCGTCTTTACCAGTCTTAGACTGAATGCCAAGAAGTTTGTCTTTGACCTGAGTAGCCTCATCCAAAAGAACAGCAGAGCAGATATTGGTATATCCGCTCCGCCTGCACTTGGTGTACAGCTGCCCTATGCAGCGTGGGTCCGCCTCACACGCAGCCAAATGTAAGAAAATGTTTCTTTGAAAGTTCAAAAAACTCGGATAACCAATATCCATCCGAGTCCACTGAAGCATCATGTAGTGCCTACCCGTAATATATGTAGGGACACCGTTGTTGTAAAACCAAAAGCCGTCACGCCTACGGCGAAACTCCGCTTCGATATACGGAGAAAACTTTTGTCTAAACTCTCTCGGCGTTTCGGACCACTCATCCATACTCTTAATCCTAGACAACTCCTCTGGCATAGAAATCCTTTGCCACAGCTGCATGTCGTTTGAGCGTCCATATCCTGCAATTTCTTCTTTGGGAGGCTGAGCGGGAAGTGCAATGAATATATCGCCCACTGAAATAATCTCCCCCTCTGTATTGTTGGGGCAAATCGAGATAACAGCGTCATCATAATCTTGTATGTTTAGAAGTCCAGCCATGAATTTAATTGTACGCCTGCAGGGACTCGAACCCTGAACCTGCACATTAGAAGTGTGCTGCTCTATCCAGTTGAGCTACAGACGCTTGTTACAAAGATAGTAAAGTCTGCGAGGCGGGACTTGAACCCGCATGTAACCAGTTACCCTTTCTACAAGGTATAAGCTTGAGGGGATACTCGCAGTTAAGAGTTTCGGCGTTTGTAAGTTTCTTTTCTGTGGCAGTTAGCGCAGCGAACTTCGCACTTTCGAATCTCTTCTTTAATTGTCTTGATACAAAGTGGTCTGTGTACCATGTCAGATATGTTCCCAATCTTTTCGCCCTTGACATGATCAAACTCTAAGACTATAGGGTTGGGTTCACCGCAATCGACACAGCCAAAAATTCTCTTAACCCTATCAACAAAAGCCCTATTCCAACTCCTGTGCTTGAGTTTCGAGACCTTGGATTTTGACTTGTAATAGTCTTTATTCTTTTCGTAATGCCTCTTCTGATACGCCTTGTTATAGGCTTTGCGGACGTCCAGATCTTTGTAGGGCATTACTTTGAGAATCTTTCGGCAAAGCCGCCTGAATAATCTTTAGCCTGTTCTAATTCCCCATTGTTTTTTAGATCGTTGATCATTTGCTCTAATCGCTGACGTTCTACAAGCAGTTCTTTGCAGTCGGTTGCCGTTTGCTTAATAGACTGTAGTTCAGCTTTACGGGCGCTACCGTTGATCTCTGGATCAACAGGTTTTCTAATTTCATCAATCATATTATCAATGGCAACCTCCATAGATAACATTAGCCTAGTGGCTGCTTCAATCGTTGTGAATTTCTTCTTCGACATACATTAGGTCTTCAACGCGAGTTCGGTAATATTCTTTCCCATCAATTTTAATACGATAGTCTCTATTCTCTTTGAAGTAAACGATGTCACCCTTTTTTACGTCAATAGCTTTTAGATGTTTCGAATCAAATGCTACTCTGCCTTTTACAGGTAGGCTTTCTTTAAGAGATATAAGTTCTATTGCGCCCCCTTCTTCTTTTTCTTCTTCTACAGGCAGCAACAGACTCCAGCCATCAAGGGGTGTAATTTTCCCTTTTTTGTTTTTATATGCAATGGCCTGATTGTTTATAGCATGATCTGGATCAAACTTAACAAAATAGCTGTCCTCTACCCCTGTTAGCTTCTGACCTCCTTGCATAACAACAAGGTGATGAAAGTATAGCGTATCACCAACTTTTACTGGTGTCTTGTACTTTGCTGGTGTAGCAGAAACAGGACCACTGGTTATTCGATTATTGAACTCACCCATTTCAAATCGGGTGTCAATATATAGCTCTACACCACCGCTGGTGGTGATAGTATCATTGATTGGTTTTTCCAATTCAACGATAAACATATTTAGTGCTTTCATTTTTTGTACGGAAACTTATCGTTTAGATACTCTTTCCGTTGCTCGCAGCCACAGTCTTTAGACATGCGCTCCACGAGTCTTTTTAGACCAGTTGCTTGGGTGAACTTTTCTACAGTATCACCAAGGCCTTTTGATTCCTCAGTCATAATTAAAAATTTAAATCAAATTCAATAATGCATGGCATGTCATCAATGGACTTCCATAACACATTAGAGCCATCTTCTTCTTGAAGATATACCAAATATCTATTCTTGCCGTGTCTGTACAAGAAAGCTTCATCATTTATAATGGCACTGACCTTACTGCTGCCAGCACGCATACCAACGTAGTATGCCATAGCATCTTTGGGATCTCTGCCAATAATGATTTTTCTAATAATTCCTTCCATTTAATTTAGGCTTATGCCCAGCCCATCTAGTAGATCATTAATATCTGGGCCTTCAGGGTCTTTATATGTGTCGCTTGCAAAGTTAAGCAACTCATCCAGTTCTTCTCTATTGTTAAGGTTGTACCCATAAATAGCTCTGAGCTGACTCGCTTCAGGGTCTAGCCCCTCTGATGGTTCAACTATTCCGACTACAAATAAAGACATCACTTCATCACGTACTCCGTACTCATCAATCAAGTTGTCCATCTCTACCGCAAGTCTTTGAATTTCAAAAAGAAAACCGTCCTTCTCCATACCTTTGTACTTATCTAAGTTCATTTCAATGCCACATAAAAGGTCCAACAATAAGATGTTCCGCGAGTTTTCACGACTCAATCAAAGGTACATAAAAAGAAACTACCTTAAGAACCTTAGGTCCAGCATAGACGACTTCTGCGAGCATCATGAGATCTTTGAAAAAGAATTAATGTTTATGCTATGGGCATATGATCTTGAGTTCTGGACACTTAAGTATGCCGCTAAAGATTTTAAGATATCAAACAATCATGTAGGCGCTCGATACGTGTACCCTCTAGCCAAAGAAGGTTACATCTATAAATACTTTGATAAGCTTACGCCCTCCGATACAAGAGAAGATCATCTTTTTAGAGATGAGCTTAAACACAACTACCGTGTCAGATACTCCTTATCGCAAAAAGGCAGACTTCTAGTCCAGCGTTTTTACAGGAAGTTCGAGATGTAAGTCAGAGTGACTTGTACATTACTTCGTAGTACGTCTTGTTCTCATCATCACGACAAGCCTTGAGGCACCTACCACGATTAATGCCATCATAAACGTAAGACACGTGAACCCAATCAGGATTGTCTTCAGTACCAAACTCCCAAATGAGCTGATCAAATTCCAGATTCTCACGGATATACTCGAAGATTTCAGAGTTCTTACACCTTCCGTATACATCTGCGTCAAGATCAAGTGCTCTTCCTTCCACGTGCTGACTACGAGTTGAGCCGCCGATCGCAACATTGAGATCAGCCGAACGATACCCGCTCGACACGTATATAGGACACTTGAAAGCGTCCCTAAGAGGTTGAAATATATGTTCTGCAACCGCTTTAAGATTTTCTTGGACCCACTCATCTGGCGTGTTATCTATGTTAAGCCGTTTGGCCGTGATGCTTTTGGTCACTTCTGTGAGTGACAGGTTTTTTGATAACTTCATAATTACGTTGCTACGCCAAAGATTTCAATGTCAGCGGTCTGACCACCTGTACCTGTAGCCTCAGCTGAAATCAATTCAATCTGTGTTAAAGCAATAGTAGTACCAGCTGTGGCATCGGCATCAATCTTGTCATTGAACAAGACAAAAGACTCAGAACCACCAATACGAACAAAATACTCTTTTGTGTTTGCCGTGTCTTGAATGCGGAGATCAACAGTATTTGATGCAGCAAGGTTTGTGATCCTTAGGTACTGCATAGTGGCGTCAGTAAAGGCCCCTCCAGCAGGTCTAGTTGCTTGGAATTGCAGGATAGTCTGCTCTGTGTTGTCTACAGTAAGAACTCTATTAAAAGTTTCTGTTACAGAAGCTATAGCTATGCTGTTCTTGCTGCCTCTGTCCTTACCATTAATTGTAAGTTCTTCTTCTATTGTTACGGTCAATGTTGCCATAGGTCAAAGATAAACAATTTAAAGTATCAGAAAATCTCGTTGAGCATTTCTACAACATTCTCAGCCCCATACACTGCAGAAAGTTCTCTAAAGGCTTTGGTATCATTCTCTATCAAAGATGGAATGTCATCATATGCATATTCGTAGTTCATGGGATTATCCGAACGATCTTTCATGTCATATCGAATCTCATTAAGACGAGCAAGGGTTTCCGTTGGTTTCCCCACATATGCTAAGAAGTCTGCAGCGTCCATCCCAAGTCGATTCCCTGCTTCAGAAAGCGCTTCATAGTTTTTGGTAAACTCCTCTGAGCCTTGATTCATGCTCAAACGTTTTCGGTACTTGTCTAGTATCGCCACATTACCAGGATTGTTATGTACGTCAGTAGCATGAGTCATTTCATGTACGTACGTAGACATAGGTTTCATGGGATCTATTTGAACCTTCACATTCATTCTTTCTTGTTGTGGTCGCATACCCATAGTAAATGGATTTTGCTGAGACCCCTTGCCAGATCTTACAGGA